TTCATCTATACTGGACGTACAAGTGCGGAATACCACACTCCTGGCAACAGTATATTAGGAAACTCTGACAAAACTCCACCAGTAGCAGAAAAAACAATTACAGTAGATGACCTATTAATCAGCTCTGCATTTGTTTATGAGCTAGACGAGACACTTTCACACTATGAGTTAAGAGGAGAGATTTCTAGGAAGATCGGTTATGCACTTGCACAAAAGTATGACAGACTAATCTTCAGAGCTATTGCTAAAGGTGCTAGACAGGCTTCTCCTGTTTCTATGTCTAACTTTACAGAGCCAGGCGGTACACAAATTAGAGTTGGTGCAGGTTCTAACGCTGACGATGCTCTTGATTCTTCTAAGTTAGTAACAGCATTTTATGATGCTGCAGCTGCACTAGATGAAAAAGGTGTATCTGATGATGGAAGAGTAGCTGTTCTTAACCCAAGACAGTACTACGCTCTTATCACAGAAGCTGGTTCTAACGGACTAATTAACAGAGATGTACAAGGTACAGCTTTACAAAGCGGAAAGGGTGTAATTGAAATTGCAGGTATTCAAATCTACAAATCAATGAACGTCCCATTCTTCTCTAAGTATGGTACTAAGTATGCACCTTCAAGTGGTGCTTCAGCTGCTACTGACCTTGATACAGTAGATCCTGGCAACACAGGTGATTTCGTATCTGAGGCAATCGAAACAGCTACAACAGTTACAGGTAACAACTATGGCCCTCGCCAAAACTACGGTGCTGCCTCTAACTTTGCAAACACATGTGGACTTATCTTCCAAAGAGAAGCTGCAGGTGTTGTTGAAACCATTGGCCCACAAGTTCAAGTAACTTCTGGAGACGTTTCAGTGGTATACCAAGGCGATGTCATCCTAGGACGCATGGCTATGGGAGCAGATTATGTGAACCCAGCAGCTTGTGTAGAATTGTTCGCAGGAACAACTACAAAGCCAGCAGCTTTCTCATAATATATACATTTATACGGGGGCACTCGCCCCCCTTTTTTATATGGCACAAATATCTTACGGAGTGTCTACCGAACTAGATGCTGTAAATTCAATCCTGATGAGCGTTGGAGAAACCCCAGTTAATACATTAACGGTGCAAAGCCCAGAAGTGGTTATAGCACAAAATACTCTAAGGCAAGTCTGCCGTGAGATACAAGCTGAGGGATGGTCATACAACACAGAGAACCAGTATCCTATAAACCTCGATACAAACAATCAGTGTATTATACCAAACAATGTTCTACAACTAGACCTAAACATATTTGAACACGGTAAAGATTATGATATAGTTAGACGTAGTGACAATGGTGTAATGAAGGTATACGATAAAAAGAATCATAGCTTTACCTTTGAAAATTGTAGTAAATTATATTTTGACATTGTATGGATGTTAGATTTTGAAGATCTACCACAAGCCTTTAAAGACTATATTACTACCAGAGCATCCAGAATCGCCTCTAACCGTATGGTAAACAGTCAGCCATCTGCTAAATTATTAGAATCAGATGAAGCTGCTGCAAGAGCTTTAGCGGTGGAGTATGAGATGAAACAATCTGACCATAATATCTTTAGTGACTTTCAGTATCAGCAAGATGCTAACACAACATATAGACCATTTAAAGTACTAAGAAGAATGTAATGGCAGCAATCAACCAACGTATTCCTAACTTTCTAGGAGGTGTATCTCAACAGCCAGATAAAATTAAATTTCCAGGACAGTTAAGAGTATGTGATAACGCTGTCCCAGACGTTACATTTGGGTTGAAGAAACGCCCTCCTGCAGAGTTTGTAGGAACACTTACCAATGCTAATACAAGTGGACATTGGTATGACATAATTAGAGATGGTGATGAAAAGTACATTGTACAAATCACTCCATCTAACAGTGGTAGTATGCCTATACGAGTATGGGATCTAGCAGATGGTACTGAAAAATCTCTGACAAATTCTAGCGGAGATTCTTTATTTAGTTATTTAGCTGGAGCTACATCACCCTATGCAGTTACCACAATTCAAGACTATACTATAATAGCTAACCCAAACAAAGTTGTAGAGAAATCTACTGCAACTACATCCGCACCAATTAACAATGGAGATTACTCATTTGCTAGGCTGGATACTGTTGCTTACAATACTGAATATATTTTATATACTGGTACAGCTCCCACACCCAATACATTTTACAGGGTTACTTCTGTAAAGGTAGACAGGATGAATGGTGGCACTGCAGAAGGCCCAACATGGAATGACACAAATGAAAATCAGCAAAAGTCTGGTACACTAACTTGGTCATTTTCTGGGGGTAGTGCAGTAGATACAAGCGGTGCTGAGGTAGGTGGTACAAATATCACAGAAAATATTGAAGGCAGTTTACAAGTAAACGGTAACAGCTATATTGCTAATAACGTAGCAAACTTTAATGGAAACAGTACAGCGAGTTCTGACTTTTTAGGGTATACTCAAGACTATGATATACGTTACACAGCTACAGTAACATTACGAGATGGCGGTTTAATTAAGACCACCAACCAATCTACAGCTGAAGGTTTATTTGTAGACGTTACTATAGAAGGCATTGTCTATCGTGTATCCGTTGAAGCTGTTGAACCAGTCACAACATATCAAGACGTATCTGGTATAGGCTACCACAAAACACCTAAAAACCAAGAGAACGGTGCTATATCTATGGCTACTATTCTTAATGGTTTAAAAAATTCTGTTAATAGTAATTTATCAAACGTAACAGCTGAGGTTATTGGTAGTGGTTTATACATGCACGGTTCAGCTGCAGATGGTGTTAACTTTCTTGGTGGAGCTGTTAATGAAAACATGAGTGTCATTGGTCAAAGAGCACAAGATATTACTAGACTACCAGCTATGAATAAGCATGGTTATGTAGCTCAAGTATCTAACGCAGCTGATTTAGATACTGATGATTACTATGTAGAGTTTGAAGCTAATAATGGTGTTTCTGGGGCAGGTAGTTATGAAGAAACTGTACGACCTCACAACTTTGATGGCTCTGGAAGTGACCCAATGTTGAAAGGTTTTAATCCTGCAACAATGCCACATGCTTTGATAAACAACCGTAATGGTACATTTACTTTTGCCAAGCTAGATGAGGCTACTGCAAACGCTGCTAACAATGATAACTATTGGAAAGATAGAGATGTAGGTGATGACGTATCTAATCCTTTTCCTACATTTACTGGTCATAAAATACAGCAAATGTTTTTTCACAGAAATAGATTAGGTTTTGTTTCTGGAGAAAATATAATACTAAGTCAGCCAGGAAGTTATTTTAACTTTTTTATTGTATCTGCTATATCTTTCAGTGATGATAACCCTATAGATATTACAGTATCTGATGTAAAACCAGCATTTATTAACCACGTCTTACCAATACAAAAAGGTTTGATGATGTTTAGTGATAATGGTCAATTCTTATTATTTACAGAGTCAGATATATTTAGTCCTAAAACTGCTAGATTAAAGAAGTTAGCTAGTTATGAGTGTGACTCCTCTATACAGCCTGTGGATCTAGGTACATCAATACTATTTACATCAAACGTAGCAGCGTATGCTAGAGCATTTGAAGCTACGATAATAGATGATGATACACCGCCTCAGATTATAGAACAGACAAGAGTTGTACCAGAATTTTTACCTAAAGATATAACTAAATCTGCTAATTCTACAGCTATAGGTATTGTCAGCTATAGTAAAAAAGGAGATAGTGTTGTATATCATTATAAATACTACAATACAGGTAACAAACGTGAGCAATCAGCGTGGTATAGCTGGACATTAACAGGCACAGCACAACATACATTGTATACAGGTGGTAGTTTCTTTGCAGTTACACTACATGATAATACATATAAACTATGTAGATATGAGTATGTTACAGATTCAAACACTAATAGAGCATATGTATTAGGTGGTTCTGCTAGTGATATAGGTTCTCCTCTTAAAACTGCAAGACAGTTTGAGGCACATTTAGATAATATGACAATAGCTACAAACGTAGCTGGGTCAGCTCAAACAACTACAGCTCCAGAAAAAACTGTACTTACAATACCATATACACCTGCTAACACTACAAATTTAGTTATGGTTGGTTTATCTGGTAACGATAGCGATGGTAACTCTATAGCTGGGGTTGTAAGACCAGCTGATGCTGTAGGTACTAACAGTGTAACATTTAATAATATTAACTTACATAGTGCAGCCAAAGTTGCTGTAGGATATAAGTACACAAGTACTATTGAATTACCAACATACTACTTAAACGTAGGTCAAAACGTCTATGATGTGGACGGAGATCTACGTATAAATGGCATCAATTTTGAGTTAGGTGTAGGTGGCCCTATAGAGTTTCATCTTACATCACCATACTCATATGTAGATGCTAATGGCAATGTTACTAAAGATATAGACGATTATGTACAATTTGAGTCTGGTATATTATCTAATTCTTCTGTATTTGATGAGCCTCCTGCAGAGTTAGCTCGCAGTGTACGAGTACCAATACAACGTAAGAACGAGAAATATACACTACAAATACAAATACCCGACCCTTTTTCTACTGCCATAATCTCAGGAAGCTGGGATGGCATTTACCATAACAGACGACATGTACGAAGGTAAGTATATTCAGACTTGCACACCAGAGTTAGCTCTAAGTGTAGGTCTGAACTTACGCTATGAAGATAGACGTGAGACAGAGGAGACTTCTGGTTTATGTGCAGAGGCTTCTATAATTGAATCTTTTTATAATTCAGCATATTCTGTATATTTTAAGGTTCCCAACGGCAAGGCTGCTGGAGTGGCAGGAGTGACTCCACAGAATGTAATATGGATGCTATGTACTGATGCTAGTACAGAATATCCACATACATTTGTGAGGGAAGCTAAACGCTGGGTAAACAGTTTACTCAATCCTTATCTATTCAATCAAGCAGATATGCGGAATGAATCACACATAAAACTACTAAAACTTTTAGGATTTACCTTTATCGAATATCATGTTTACAATGGAGTCCCCTTAATACAATTTATTAAACCATGTGCAATCCCTTAGCGATAGGTCTAGTTGTAGGTGGTGCACAAGCTGTAACTGGTATTGCTGAACAGAACAGAGCACATCGAGCAAGAGTCGATGCTGTCAACCGTTCTAATGCAATGGCGAGACAAAAGTACATAAATGATATAACAATATCAGCCTTCAACGACCAACGCAAAGGTGAAGTATTTACCGCACAGTTACAAGCTGACGCAGCAGCTAGATCGGCATACTATAATAAGAAAAACATTAACCAAATAGAAGCTAACAGAGCTTCTGAGGCTGCTCAAGCAGAGTTACGTGAAAAAGTAAACAAGACTATGTTTGAAAGTCAAACTAATTTAGCAAAAGCGGTACAAGCTCAAGGAACAATATTAGCCAGTGGACAACAATCTGGACAATCCATGATGCTAACATTAGATCAAGCCGAAAGAGAGTTTGGGTTTGAACAAGCACAACTGGATGCTACAGTATATGATGCTACTAGAGCATACGGTATAAAACAATTTGGTATAGACTTAGATCAGTACTCTTCAAATGTATCTTCATTTAATGCTATAACAACGACTGCATCAGTTGCCCCATCCGCATCCTTTAAAACAATAGAACCAATTAAACAAAATCCTCCTCCTAAACCATCCCCACTTGGGCCAATACTTGGCGGTATAAGTACTGCAATAGGTACAGCTGGGACATTAGGTGGTGAAGGATACTTCCAACAATTCTTTGATTAATAATGGCATACACACCCAGTACAAAAGCTGTTAACTTCAAAAATAGAGCGGTAGTTGATGTGTCTACGGACATTGCCAGAAAAGCAAAACAACTAGATTCAAGAAGAGCTCAAGATGTTAACAACTTCCAACGGCAAGCTGCTGGACAACTTACTGAGTTACAAAGACAAGATACAGTCCTTTCAGCAAACGATCAGTTTCAAATAAAACAGTTAGGTCAATTTAGTAATTATCTAAATGACTTGATGAAAACATCAGCAGAAAATTTAGGTAAAGCATACATTGATGCTAAACGTGAAGAAGGTATAGAATTAGCTCGTAAAGTCAAAGCAGGTGACGAAGAAGCTATTGCTAAAGTAGCTTTACAAGAAGAACAGCTAGATGAAATTGAGAAAAAAATTGAAGAGCAAAAACGTAAAGCTATCGAAGCAAGTAAAGTATTTTTAGAAGATGAAGCTAGATTAAATTTAACACAAAAATATCAAGCGTTAAATATAAGAAAACTTGGTTCTAATGTAGCTTACGGTTACATGAAAGGTCATTTTAATGAAGCTGCATTAGGTTACAAACCTTACTTAGAAGCAGAGTTAAAATCTAGTGAAGAAGTAATACCACTACCAGAAGAACTAGGTGGTGGAGAAGTTATGATAAAAGATTATAACACACTAACTGATCCTAAAATTAAAGGTTATATTGAAAATTATATTGAAAATAAATATATTGAAGATAACAACCCTTTCAACGCCTCTCCAAGTATAGTCTATCGTTACCTAACTAAAAGTGTTACACAAACAACAGATGACTATAGAGAAGAAGAGTATCAAAGAGATAAGAGAATAATTGGTGACAATGAGATTTTAGATAGAAGAACTAGATTATTTTCTACATCTACAGGTTTTGATTTTGATGAAACTCTAGATTACTCAAAAAAAGAAAATGTAGTAAATGCTCAAGTAAAAGATGCTGGAGATATAATACAAGAAATGTTAAATCTAGGGCCACTTAGTCATGAATTTAGAGGTTCTGCTGGTAGTAATCTTGCTAACAGAGAACAGGTAATTAAAGATTTAACTACATGGATAACAAATGCTGATGCTGATACTAGAGTTGAAATTAAACAGTATTTAGAGCAAAAGAAATTTAATCTGCCAGGACAAGGTGAAAAGTTACTAGAAGAGCATTTTCTAAATGATTTTGATATTGATAAAATTATAGCTGATGCAGAACAACAAGATGCTCAAAAAGCACAAGCTTTTCAAACAATAGGTAAACGTAGATTTAATGATGGTGTAAATGCTTTAAAGAATCAATACCGTAATGGTGTAGATCATGATAACAACCCAGCTACACCTAATGTAGATTTTTCACTAGAAGATTACAAAGATGGACTTGATGACTTTCTTGCTGCAAATCCTGATCTTCAAAGTTTAGATAATTACGATACATTGATTGAAACAGCACGAGAATGGGATCCTATACAGTTAACAGAAAAAGCATCATTAAAATATTACAACCAAATTAAAGTTGTAAAAGGAGAAATTACTAGAGACGAGTATAACAGACTTCATCCTACTATTAAAGCCTTGGTTAAAAAAGACGGTATACTTGTTGAAGGTGCTTGGGGTTTTGATGAAGAAGGTTACAAAGAGGCACTATCTGATGCTAATGACCGTATCTCAAAAGAACTAAAAGATATAGCTGGAGCTAATAAAACTAACACTGACTTTGTTACAAATAGTGTTGAGGATGCAATAGCATATGCTGAATCTGAGTTAACAGTAATAGCTAAACAATTTTGGGCTACTGAAAAGTATACAACTAAAGCTCAAGCATTAGATGCAGCTGCTAAGTTTATGGTTCAAGAAATGAAGGATAATAGAAATAATAAAGATTCTACTTATTACTTTGATACTACAGAGGGTTTTAAAAATACAAACCCAGATAGAATTGTAGATGCACAGTTATTATTAAATGATAGTATTGTAGCTAGAGATAAATTAGTTAATGAAATAACTTACAGTAATGGTGATGCAATTAGTGAAAAAAATTTACTTAGTCTACAAGGATTAGAACCTATTAAAAATGACAAAGGTAAAATTATAGGGTTTGGTTCTGGAGTTACACAACTACAAAAACTTGACACTTTTGCTAGACCTAAATACGAAATAGTAAATGCTCAAATACTAGCTGCTGGAGGTACAAAAGACGATTTAATTAAGTTAGAAGATCTTGATGAAGCCTCACAAACTATAGCTAAAGAGTTAGAGGAGAAATTTCCACATCTACGTGCAGCCTTAAACTCTGACAGTACAAGTGAAGTAGAAAGTGCTATAGATGAAATGGGTGCTATTTCTACAGCTTATATTGCTAATTCATTGTATAATGTACCTATTAATGAAAATGATTTAGTTGCAATACTAAATGACAAAGGCATTTCTATGGAAGATTATAATAGTGATGTACAGCTAAAAGAAAAAATACGTGGTGAATACATTAATGACTTAATACAAACTGCTGTAGGAACTACCGATAATAAAAATGAGGCTATATTAAAAGTAGCATACTCCTTTAAAAACGGTAAAGAAAACATGAGTCAGTACAAAAGTATGATGACTAACAACAGTTTGACTGATAAGATTATGGATGATAAAGATTTCTCGTTTAGTATACTTAATAGTTACTATTCTGGAGATACATCTAATCTTTCTGATGGTTTCCCAGCAATGAGTATAGCTGCTGTAGAACAACAAGGTTCATCATTAGTTAAGTTTATTAAGGAGTCTGGTACAGGTAATTTAGAACAGTTAAACACTGATCTAAAAACTCTTAATAGTTTAGAGCCAGAAAAATATGTTAAAATGAATTTTAGCGGTCAAATAATAGAAGGCAAAAATCCAGAGCATGTTAAGTGGGAAAAACATAAAACTTTAATTGAAAACAAAATTGCAGGTAAAGAAGTTTTATCTGACGACCATAAGAGTTGGGATGGTACAAACTGGAAACCAAGTTTTGAGGATTTAGCTACTATCAAATTAATGGTTAGAGCTGGACATTTTAATGAAGGTAAGGTTGCTAACTCTCTTGATGACCCTTACAATGCACTAATAGCGAAGTTTCAAAAACAAGATAACTATGCTTTCAGTAAAACTATAGATGAATTAGGTTTTCTTTCTGTGTTAAATCCTTTTGATGACAGAGCAGTTGTTGCTGAAAAAGAAATGAAACAAAGATTTTACAATTTTCTTAGAAAGGAGCTAAAGAACGATGAGTGACAACTTAATACAAAACTCAGACGAATCAATACTACAAAGTCATAGTGATTTAGTACACGATCAGACTAACTGGGAAGCAGCTGCAGAACAGGCAAGACAAATAGTAACAACAGAAGAAGAACAAGCTGAATTACTTAAAGAACAAGGGCAAGACGAAAGTAAAGAACAAGGTTTTATAGCAAACAATCCAATACAAGCTGTAGGAGAAGTAGCTTCTGCTGTAGTAGGTGGTGGTATAGATGCTATAGAAAGTGTTGGTAGTATTCTTAAATTAAGTGGTGATACAATACAAACTGGTATATCTACTTTATATGGATCACAAGATTTACAAGATCCTTCTACTAATATATTTCATAAAGACTATTCTAGTAAAACAGATATTATACCTGACCATCTTACACCACAAAATAGATCTGGTCTAGGTAGACTTACAAGAGGTTTAGTAGAGTTTGGTCTACTTTCTTGGGCTACAGCTGGAGCTGGTAGTGCATTAGGTACAGGAGCTAAAGCTGCTAAACTAGGTACTTACGGTGGTAGATTTGGTAAAGCTCTAGGATTAGCAAAACCTAGTGGTAAAATTGTAAAATTTTTATCTACTGGTAAAGGTAAAGCTATAGGTAAATTTGGTAAAATTGCATCTGAGGGTGGTGTTGCTGATTTAATTACACAAAGTTCTGAGATGGGTAACATAGCAAACCTTGTCAATGAACATGCTCCTTTTTTACCACTTAGCGAAGCCTTGTCTGTTCAAGAAGATGATAACCCTTGGTTAGCTAGGATTAAGACAGTTGCTGCAGGAGCTGGTATGAATATTACAGGACACTACTTGATAGGTCTTGTAAGAGGTATGAAAGCAGCTAAAAAAGCTAAAAAATCTGGTAAAACTGTAGAGGAGGCTAATATAGCTGGTACTAAAGAACTAGAAAAAACTGTTAAAAAAGGTGTTAAGGAAGATGCCCTAGCTAATACAGAAAGAGCTGAACAAGAGTTTGTTCAAGGTAACGGTATACGTGACAACAGAGATTACTTTGATGAATACCTAAAAACACACCTAGACGAAGATGATTACACAGCACTACAACAAATATTTGTAGGTAAAAAAATTAATCAAGCTGCAATAGATACTCGTGGTGATGGTACATATTATCATGGTACACGTCAACAATTTACCTTAGATAAAGACTATAATGCTTTAGAAGAAGGGGTAACTCCTGGAATTTATGGTGATGGTTTATACACTACAGAAGATTTTGTTACAGCTAAAAAGTACACTAAGAAAGGTCTAAAAGCAGCTAAAGCTAGAGGTGAAAAAACTAAACCTATAGTTTACAGAGGTATAGATAAAACTGAAGTAAAATTTATAGACTTAGATAAACCTATGGATTCTGAGGCAATAGCTTTTATTAAAAAGTATGCTGACGATGCTTTTGAAGAGAAAGAATATCTTGGTCAAAAATATACAGAACAAGATGCTTTTCATGCTGCTGTAAGAGAAGCCTTTGAAAATGTTGATGATGATGCAACTCTTGCTGAATTTTTTGACGAATTACGTTATGTCATAAAAGATGATAATTATTATGATGATGGTGTTGATTGGTATGGTATAAATGAATGGTTTATTAATCCATTTAAAGAAAGATTTAAAGAATTAGGATTTGGTGGATTTACTCATGAAGGTGGTTATAAGGCTGGTAAAGGTAAACGCTTACATCAAGTGCGTATTTATTGGAACCCTGCTGAACAACTTAACTTAGAAAAAGCAGACCCAAAAGCAGCTGAGATTCAAAGCATAATAAAATTTGCTATGAAAATTTGAGCGTCAAAAGGTGATGTATGGGATAATACTTTAGGTAAAAGTAGTAGACAAGACATGGTTGACAGGTTTCGTAAAGCAGACCCAACCAACAACCCAGAGAAGTTTGACGACTCTGCAAGAGCTACTACAAGTATGGAGATAGAAGGTAAAAATCCTGTAGTCAAAAACCTTAACGAGTCTGCTATACAAAACAAAATAGGTAACAGACCAGTAAGCTCTACTAATTTATTAACAGAAACTGCACTTAGAGAAATGTCTATGGGTGACAAAAACATCCGTCAGTACATTTTAGAAATAGCAGAAAATATATCAGAAAAAGCATTTCAAGACATTGATACTGCTATGCCCTACGCAGAGGTTAAGGCTAGTATTATTAGACAGATGCAAGAGATCTATGGTATGTTATCAGCTGATGATGGTGTTAACCAAATTAGAAATTTATTTGGTACAGAAGGTTCTGATAACTTTATTCAATGGGTACATGACGGTAACAAGATAGTTACTGGTACTGGTCAACAAAAGGCAGCTCTTGGATTAGTTATACAGACTCTAGCTAAACAACTATCTGACATATCATCTGGTACAATACAGCTACCCAAGCGTATTAACAAGAAAAGACAGATACAGATGATTCTGGACAGAATGGAAATAGCCATGATTGAACATAAAAAGATTGGCTGGATGACAGGTAATGAACTGGCTGTACAGAAAGGTGTATTTGAAACTTCGGGTGGATTTAAAAAAAGAGTAACTAAAAATTTAAAACGTATAGAATCTCAGCAAAAACAATACCGAAAAAATTTAGAAGAGTTAGCTAATGATACTAACAACCCAGATAAGCTAAATGATTTGATTGAGTTATATGCTGCCTCTGACGGTAACATTAACACACTTGAACATATTAATGACTATTTAAGGTTTAGATTTGGTAGTGTTTTAGGTGGTACTATAGACGGTAATAGGATTAGTCCACGACTATATACAGAGTTAACATCAACTTATTATAACTCAATACTTAGTAGTTTAAAAACTCCTATTAGAGCTATAGTTGGTACTAACTTTATTACACTTTTACGTCCGTTTACAGCATATATTGGGGCTAGAATAGCTGGTGATAAACAGACTGCAGCAATAGCAGCAGCTGGTATAGATGCTATAGGTAAGGCATATACAGAAGGTTTAGATATGTTTATGTATAACTTTAAAAATGGCATGAACAGAAAGAACCAAAGTTATGTAGGACGTTTTGACCAAGCTAAAGATATAGCTGAACTACATCGTCAAAAACGATTAGTTGAAAAATATGGTACTGATAACCAAAAACGTGCATATGGAGTTTTAACTACTATAGCTGACTTCAACACCAACCCATTTGTAAGATTTAGTCAAAACGCTATGGGAGCTGGTGACGCTATGGCTCGTACAGTTATTGGTAGACTAGAAATGCGTATGAGAGCTGCTAGAGAAGGCATAGAACAAGGTGTAGATATTAAAAATCTAACTGAATATGCAGCTAAAAAAGAAGTTGATTTTAGAAATATGATCTTTAAAGAAAAAGATGGTAAGTTTATTATCAGCGATGAGGCAGCTCAGATGGCTGGAAACGAAGCTACACTAACTACAGCTTTACCTGACAGTTTAAGAATATTTGAATCTTTAAATAAAATTCCTGGCGGTCTATTTTTCTTCCCATTTGTACGTACAGGTTATAATGCCTTACGTTTAAGTTGGGCCCATACACCTTTAGAAATGGCAACCAAAAGGTTTGCAGATATTATGTCTGAAAAACCTAACTGGGATGTATTAGCAGAGTATGGTATTACTAAAGGTACACTAAAGCAAGAACAAGCCCTTATAAAAGGTCGTATAGCAATAGGAACTACGTTTATTGGGGCAGCTGCAGCAGCAGCTTATGCTGGTAATCTATATGGTGACTTACCATTTGACAAAGAAACTAGAGATCTTTGGAGATTACAGGGTATACAGCCATATTCATTCAAAGCAAGAGTAGGAAACCGTGATGTTTACATATCTTACAGAGATGTAGAGCCTTTTAACACATTATTGGCTGCTACTGCTAACTTTGCTAACTATCAACACGTACTTGGCACAGATTGGCGAGATGAATGGGGTGAAAAGCTAGTATGGATGGCTACAGCAGTCTTTGTTGATAAGTCTATGTTAGCTGGTGTAGAAGATCTTGCTGTATTATTAAATGCAGACTCTGCAGGTGGTCAAGTTAGTAACATATTTACACGAGGTCTACGTACTATGGCTCCAGGATATGGTATTTTAGGTCAACTTGGTGACATTGTAGATGCTAACGAGAAAGAAGCTAATACATTTTTAGAGACTTTACGCAAACGTGACTTTATATTTAAGTCTACCATACCTCCTAAGTACGATATATTGGCAAAAGATAGGTCAGGTGTACCTTACAAAGCCCCTGTAGGTAGTCCTTTTTGGCGTATATTTAACTCATTTAGCCCTATTGCTATAACAGCACCTGACGGGGACTTTGTAAAAGAAGGATTGATGGAAATGAGCTTTAATTTACCTGAGATTATGGACACATACAAAGGTGTAAAGCTAACTTCTAGAGAAAAATCTGAGTTATCTAAGTATATGTCTATGGGTGATCTTAGAGAAAGATTAGAAAACATTATGCGTGAAGGTGGTACATGGAGAAGAGAGCTTGATTTATATAAGAGTAGAGGTTTACGACAAACTGAGTTCAAACTATACGAACAAAGATTCTATAGATTGATTGCTGAAGAGTTTAGAAGAGCTAAAAAAATAGCTTGGCTTGAACTACGTAGAAACAATCCAGACTTAGATCTTAAGTTTAGAGAGAGAACAGATCAAAGGTTGATAGGTAAACAAGGTAATTATGATGCAATAGAAAACTTAATTTATAAATTTCCAAAATAACATTGATTATCAATGGCAGTTACAACTAAAAAACTTTTTCCTGCCACGAGTAATGCTACTACAACAGCATTTACTCCTGTAGGTATACAACTGAATAACCAAGATGATCTAGATGTTTATGTCACATTGTCGGGTGGTACTAGAGTGCTACAGTTACGCCAGTCTACTGGTAGTACTGCACAATCTAGTCACCCACAGGTGAACAACACAGATGGATTATACTATCCTGCAGTTTCAGCGGGTACAACTTTATATAACTACCAACTTTCCACTGATAACAATACCATTACGTTCAACTCTGCCCTACCGCAAGGTGCAGTAGTATTTTGTGAGCGTAGAACTAGAGATGCAGACGGTACATATACAAGTTTTGCTAGTGGTAGTACAATTAGAGCTACTGATCTCAACAACTCAGCACGAGAATCTAATTTTACTGCACAAGAAGCTAGAAATAAAGCCTTTGATTTAGAAGGTAAAATATATAACAGTCTAGGACAGGTAGACTTAGTAGTCAAAACTACAGATACTGGTTCAGTTACATCTACAATGATAACTGACGGTACTATAGTAAATGCTGATATAAACGCAAATGCCGATATACAGGGATCTAAGCTGTTAGATGACTCTGTAACCTTAGATAAACTAGGCTCAGGTACATTGCCAACAGATATAACTGTGGCAAGTGCTAATATCGTAGATGGTACTATAGTCGATGCAGATATAAATGCTAGTGCAGATATAGCTGGTACAAAACTAGCCGATGATTCTGTTACTTTAGCAAAATTAGGATCAGGTGCTCTGCCTACAGATATTACAGTAGCAAGTACTAACCTTGTAAATGGTACTATAGTAAATGCTGACATTAACTCCAGTGCTAATATAGATGGTGATAAGTTAGCTAATGACTCTGTTTCTTTAGGAAAACTAGAAGGAGGAGCTTTACCAACTGACATTACAGTATCAAGCACTAATATTGTAGATGGCACTATAGTTAACGCTGATATTAATGCGTCAGCTGCCATAGCTGGTACTAAAGTTAACCCTGCTTTTGATACACAAAACATATCAACAACGGGTACACTGGCTAGTGGAGCTCATACTGTTACAGGAAACATAACAATTTCTGGCACAGTTGATGGACGTGACGTAGCAGCTGATGGTGCTAAACTAGACGGTATTGAAACTGCAGCTACAGCCGATCAGACAGCAGCAGAAATAAGAACTCTTACCGAAGCTGCTACAGACAGTAATGTCTTTACTGACGCAGATCATACTAAACTAAACGGTATAGAAACTGGAGCTACAGCAGACCAAACTAATGCAGAGATAAAAGCTGCATACGAAGCCAATGCTGACACTAACGAGTTTAGTGATGCAGAGCAAAGTAAACTAGCAGGTATAGAGACTGCAGCTACTGCAGATCAAACCGCTAGTGAAATCAAAACACTATTACAATCTGACAAACTTACCTTGTCTGAGATGAATACAACATCTTTAGATACTAGGTATTTTACAGAAACAGAACTTACAAATGGTGCTCTTGATGGTAGATACTACACAGAAACAGAAGCTGAAGCTAGATTTTTAAGACAAGACAGTTCAGAAACTATTGCTAGTGGTGTATCATGGTCAAACTCTGACGCATTTGTAGCTACTACTGCTGCAATTAACGCTCGTATTGTTGACCTTATTGACGAGGTTGGTGGTTTTACAGCTATTGCTAACGAAACTAGCTTTCCTACAACAAACCCACAAGGAGCTACAGGTCAATCAGCTATATTAAGTGTTGCTGCTGCAAGTACAACATTAACCCCTAGCGGTACGACTCTTACTATTGCAAATGGTGCAGGGTCAGGAAACACAGTGACTGTAACAGGTGTACCTACAGCAATACCACAAAACTTTGGTTTCTTAGTAGAATCTACATCTACAACACATACATACACTTTCCATAGATTAGTACCTATAGCAACACAAGTTAATACTGTTGCACAAAATATTACTAACATTGTTAATGCAGGTGCTAACGTAGCTGATATAAATAACTTTGCTGACTTATATCAAATATCAGGAAGTGCTCCTACACAAAGAGCTGACGGTACATCATTACAAGATGGTGACTTATGGTTTAACAACAGTAACGATGACTTACGTGTTTGGAACGGAAGTGCGTGGGCTATTATTACACCTTCTCAAGCAGTTCTTGATGACGTAGCTATTGTTTCTGGAGCTATAACATATAGCGAAGATTTAGGTCTTATAAGTGATTCTGTAACAACAGGTAGTTCTAACGGTTCACTTGATATAGTTGCAGATGCTTTAGAAGATGAAATAACCATTATGGTTTCAGTTGTAAACTCTGGTGGTAATAAATATGTATTTGACGGTGACACTTCAAATCCTGCTAAAGCTATTTCATTACATAAAGGTTGGACATATACATTTGATTTAAGTAATAGTAGTAATGCTAACCATCCGTTAGTATTTCAATCTGGCGGTAGTGCATATACAACAAATGTAACATCAACTGGTACAGCTGGTCAAGCAGGTGCTAAAGTTGTTATTAAAATACCAGAAACACAACCAAACACATTTAAGTACTATTGTTCTGTGCATGGTACTGGTATGGGTAATAGTATTACCGTAGTAGAAGATCCTGTCAAAGCTGTAGCTGATATTGCGTCTGATGTTACAACGGTTGGTGGTATAGCTTCTAACGTAACTACAGTTGCAAATAATATATCTAATGTAAATGCAGCCGTTTCTAATCAAAGCAATATAAATGCTGCTGTAAGTAACGCATCAAATATTAACGCTGCAGTAAGTAATGCTACTAACATAACTGCTGTTGCTGATAACGAAACAAATATAAATGCAGTACAAGGAAACGCAACAAACATTAACGCCGTACAAGCTAACGCTTCTAATATCAATGCTGCTGTTAGCAACGCTTCAAATATTAATGCTGTTGTTTCCAACGCTACAAACATTAATACAGTTGCAACTAATATATCTAATGTAAACTCAGTAGGTAATAATATATCTAATGTTAACAGCGTACACAATAATGCTTCAAACATTAACTCAGCAGTTTCTAACGCTACAAATATAAATACAGTTTCTGGTTCTATATCTGACGTAAATAGATATGCAAATGAATACAAGATTTCTAGTTCTGCACCTAACAGTCCTAGTGCTGGAGATTTGTGGTTTGACACAAGTACTAACACTTTGAAAAACTACAACGGTTCTGCATGGTTAGGTATTACATCTAACTCTGGTATTCAAAACGTAGCTGACGACACTTCTCCAGAATTAGTTGCTACACTAGATTGCAATAACAATAGTCTTACTGAGGTAGGAACTGTTAGCGGAGACAACTTACAAATAGATTTCGGTACACTTTAAATGGCAAAATTATTAAAATTAAGACGTGGTACTACAACTCAGCACGGGTCATTTACTGGTGCTGAAGGTGAAGTAACTATAGATACCACAAAAGATACTGCTGTCGTACATGACGGTAGTACAACAGGAGGAAGAGCTCTTGCAAGAGAGGACTTAAATAACGTATCCAGTTCAACGATTGCTGGTAGGTTAAGTAATGATTCTATAGCAGTAAGTAAGATTGCTGCTGGTACACTACCCTCAGACGTAAAGATACAAGATGCTAACGTGTCTGGTAATCTAACAATCGAATCCGCAGACATAGTTGACGGAACAATCGTAAACGCAGACGTTAACGCCTCTGCTGCAATAGCTGGAACTAAAATATCTCCTAACTTTGGATCTCAAAATATAGTTACAACTGGAACTTTAGGTTCTGGAGCTATTACATCAACTGGAACTTTAACTTTAAGTAATACTACACCTCAAATATATTTAAGTGACACAGATAACAACCCTGACTTCGGAATATGGAATCATAATGGTGTCTTTAGAATTATTGATGCGACCAGTTCAAACGATACAAGACTTAGTATTGTAAGTGATGGTACAGTTTCTATAGCTGGTAATACAGATTTTGGTGCTGGTATTGACGTAACAGGAAACATCACATGTACAGGAACAGTTGACGGTAGAGACATAGCTACTGACGGTGGTAAACTGGATAGTATCGAAGCGTCTGCTACTGCTGACCAGACTGCTGCTGAAATACGTACACTTGTAGAAGCAGCATCTGACAGTAACGTGTTTACTGACGCTGACCATACTAAGTTAAATGGCATAGAAACTGCAGCTACTGCAGATCAAACTGCTGCTGAGATAAGAACTCTTGTAGAGTCAGCTTCAGATTCTAATGTATTTACAGATGCAGACCATTCCAAACTAAACGGTATAGAAAGTGGTGCGACAGGAGATCAAAGTAATGCAGAAATTAGAGCAGCCGTAGCAGCTGCTAGTGACAGTAATGTATTTACTGATGCTGACCATGCAAAACTTGACGCATTAACTACTTCAAACGGTGTTATACTTAACGGTGTAACTGCAACAACACAATCTGCAGGTGATGCTTCAACAAAGGTTGCTACAACTGCGTACACAGATACAGCTATATCAAACTTAGTAGACTCATCCCCAAGTGCTCTTAATACTCTTAACGAGTTAGCAGCAGCTATGGGTGACGATGCTAACTTCTCTACAACTGTAACTAACAGTATTGCTACTAAAATGCCATTGGCTGGTGGTGAGTTTACAGGTAATGTAACTTGTGAAAATATCACACCTGATGCAGACAGCTCTAGAAACTTAGGTACAAACTCTGTAAGATTTGCAACTATATATGCTGACAGTTTTGTTGGTAGTGGTGCAAACTTAACAGGTGTTGAATCGTTTGTTTCTGGTATGATTCTATTGTGGTCTGGATCTACAGGTAGTATTCCTAGTGGATTTGTACTATGTAATGGATCTAACAGCACACCCGATCTTAGAGACAGGTTTGTTGTTGGTGCTGGTAACTCTTACGCTGTAGGAAATACAGGTGGTAATAATACTGCTACAGATACAGTTAACATTTCTGGATCTGATACTGTAAACGTAAGTGTATCTGGATCTGGTACAACAGGTAATGAATTTGGTAACTTTGGTAGTACTAACTTATATGGTTATAATGGTACTGGTGTTCAATACAAAAACATGAACAACTATTATTGGGGTACTACAACTCATGCTCATGGTTTTAACTTCTCTGGATCTGGTTCTGATACAGTAAACATTTCTGGTTCAGACACAGTAAGTATTGATACAAGATCACCTTACTATGCTCTTTGTTATATCATGAAAACCTAAATGGATGTACCTGCTATTTATTTACCAACGGTAGAAAAAATAGACACTATATCTATACCGCTACCCACGGGTAACATACCTACTTATGTACCTTTGGTAGTGCCTCCTAGTGATCTTAGAGAACCAGAAGGCACACAGCCAGAAACTACAGAAGAAGAACCAACTGGAATTAGGCAGGTTGATATACCATTTATAGATTTCAAAATGCCTTTACCAGAAAATGAAATACTTATAACGGCTTCTACTACAGCAGTCGTTTCTGTAGCTGCAACTTTAACTGCAACAGCAGCCTTTAAATGGGTAGTTACAGCTATGAAACCAATACTTAAAACAGCATGGAAGAAGATAAGGTTATCAAAGGGCAACCCAGAAGTTTCACAAAAAAACTAAAAGAAGTTGTAGAAGATAAAGAACATCAAATAGAAATACTAGGCACTTTTGTCAGATTAGGAGTTGTAGTATGGTCTGGTTTTATTATTACTATGAACTATGTAGATATACCTATGGTTAAAAAATCTGGCAACTCTGACATCACTTTTGTAGCCAGCGTTTTTACTGGAGCACTTGCTACATTTGGTCTTACTACTGGTAAGAATGGCAGTAGCAAACCACCTGTATGTCCTATGGCAAACAAAGACAAACCCAAAACATGAGAAAATTACTTATTGCTATGCTACTGCTACCTGCAGGTGCATATGCTAATACCGTTACACCTCAGTTTACCACAGGGTCGATGAACTCAACGACCACTACCACACAGACTATAACCGAAGTAGAACAGCGTCAAGTTTTTGGGGCTGAAGTCAAGACTTGGAATGGGTCTAACATCACATCATCAGCAAGTGCTGGTATTAGTGGTGGAGACGCAGTATTTACAGTTACTGACAACACTCTACCTTGGTCACTAGAAGTCACAACAAGATCAGCTGGATTAGTAGAACAATGGGATACCACAAGAAACTATACAATAAACTCTACTACTACCTCGCTTTCTGTATTCTCACAATAACACCAATATATGCGGAAGGAGACACCAACAACTCGTCCAACCCTGTGGCAGCAGCAACAGGAAATGTTACCAATCAGGCTGTGCAATTTCAAAATAATGGAGCACCGTCTAGACAACAATATGGTTCTGCCATATCTTGTAATGGATCAACAATGACATTTAGCCCCTTTTATATGGGTAATGACACTCAACCGTTTGATGACGAAGGTTATGTTATTACAGAAAACTGGGGCTTTCAAATAAACTTTTCAGTGCCACTTAACAAGGACTTGACTAAACAATGTCACGAAATAGCTAAGAGACAAGAAGAGAAAATGAGGCTTGATTACGAACTTGTAAGAGCACTTAAATGTGCAGAGCTTCAACAAAAAGGGTTTACGATACGCCCTGGAACTCGTGTTTATGGCATGTGTTCTGACATCGTACCTATACAATCTTTATTAAGAAAATGACTGAACCCACCCGTTTAATTTACGATGACTTTTTAAAACCAGAATATTTTAATATACTTGAAAATTTATTATGGCATCCTAATATACCTTGGCAATGGCAAAGAGGTCTTGCATATGGCGATGATATGGCTATGGGAGAGTATGATTGGAGGATGGCTATTAAATTACATGATGCTTATGATGGTTGGTATGATTTAGATGGGCGTATTGTTAGAGATCAAAACAATAATAATTTAGTTGATATGGTAAAACTACCACTAGCAAATATACCAAATTGGGAACATATGCTTAGGTGTAAAATTAACTTTGACCATAAAATGTATGATAACAACAAACCAATTCATTGCGAAACTGGTTGGCATACAGACGTAAGAGTTGCTAACAAAGGTATATATACAGCTATATTATATATGGATAATAATAATGGTTATACAGAATTTAAAGATGGTGCAAGGTGTGAGTCTAGAGCAAACAGAATGTTAATTTTTGATGCTAAAGAATTACATCAGGGTGTTACCCAAACAAACACAGAGTTTAGAAAAACAATAAATTACGTATTTACAGCACACTTACTACCTAAAGGAGGAACAAATGTTAGCTCTAATTAAACCACTTGTATTAACAGGTTTAAAAAGCCCTAAATTCAAACAGTTTGTAGTTGACTTACTAGAAAAATTAGTTGAATCTACAGACAATGAACTTGATGATAGAGCACTACAAATTGTTAAAAAAGGACTTGATATAGAATGACCCTAACCGCACCTATGGTTATTGATGACCTACTACCACGAGATATGTTTGAGTTCTTTTCTCATACAATAATGACCTGTAATGAATATAATTTATTACCATTTACGGCACATCCAAGCGAAAACACAATGCACGGTGACAAGCTACACGAAACTCAAGCTCAAGCCATAATGTATACACAGATAAATGAATGTCAAGTTGTTAAGTCATATACGTGGCATGATTTAACTCCGTGTATTAATAAATTAAATGAAGCATTAGGTATTAGTAAACTTTATTTGGCAAGAGTTAATGTTACATTTGCTGCTACAAAACAGTACTTAGGTAACTATCATGTTGATATGAAAAACCATTGTAAAGAAAAAGATCTTATTACATGTTGTTATTACTTAAATGATAATAATGGTCAAACAACTTTTAGAGAAACAGGTCAAAAAGTGTCATCAAAAGCCAATAGAGCGGTAGTATTCCCACACAATATGGAGCATGCACTTCTATGGAATACTGACACTAAATTAAGATACGTCTTAAACTTAAATTATGAAACAGAATAGAGCAGGAGAAGAACAGTTTAACGAGTTACATCAATTAGTTACAACTGAACTTATAGACAGAATACGTAGCGGTGAAGCTACTACCGCTGACCTAAAAGCTGCTGCTGACTGGCTATATAAAAACGATATAACAGGTGTAGCGTTTGACACGTCACCGTTATCTCAACTAGCAGACATTATGCCAACTGTCGATTTTGACACAGTACAAAAATCGGTAATAAAATAATGGCTCCTAGAACTGTAAAAAACCCTAGAAAAACTGCACGATTTTACCGTGATAATCCTAAGTCAAGGGCGAAGAAAAATGCGTCTCAACGAGAACGTAACAAAAGCCCAGAAAACAAAAAGTACCGTGCTGAACTCAACACAGCTAGAAGAAGAGCAGGTGTGTATGGCAAAGGCGGTAAAGATTTTTCACACACTAAGTCAGGAAGATTAGTGAGAGAGAACCCATCAACAAACAGAGCAAGAAATCGTGCTAAAAAATGATACCAGTACTTCCTACTTATAAACATTACACACAAAACTTAATAGTCATGACATCAACAGACGCTAAAAAACTCTGGAGAAAAGCTATTAAGGAGGCAAACAATTATGAATGTATTTATTGCGGAGAAAGACACAATGAATTTGATCTTACCATTGACCATGTGCGTCCCAGATGTCTGGGTGGCAGTCACATGTCTAAGAACTGCGTTCCTGCCTGTAGACGATGTAATCAAGAAAAAGGAAGTCACAACTGGTTAGTGTGGTTTAGAAATAATTTTCCACCAAACCCACTACGAGAAACCTTAATACTAAATTGGATTAGTGAACAAACTATTTAACCCAAACAAACTACTATTACAGGAACTTAAGGACATTGCATATGCTACACCTAGACCACTACGTTGGGCTATGGTGTGGTTTTTGCTATGGTTTGAACCTCAATACGTAGATTACAAAGCCAAAAAAGCTGTAGATGATGCAGTCAAAGATTACCATAGACTGTGTGATTTTTGTGAAGAATGGCGTAGTGAGCCAGGGGTAAAAATATTACCTTCAGAGGTAAAAGGATTAAATGACATGAGTATTAGCTATGACGACAACACCGACCAAGAAACTTGAAAAATTAAACCACAGTAATAGACTATTTGATGAAATATCAGCTAGTGAAGGTTTTAGAGCAGAACCTTATTTAGACAGTGCTGGTATACCAACAATAGGTAAAGGTACAACTTTTTATGAAGATGGTCGTCCTGTTACTTTACAAGACCCTTCTATAACAGAGGCTAGAGCTGATGAGTTACTAAACTTCTATGTAGGCACTGTTGAAGAAAAGTTACGTAATGCTTACCCTGAGATGCAAAACATGAATCCAAATGAGATTGATGCAATAATGTCTTTTACATATAACGTAGGAGCTAACTTTGTAGACGCACCATCTGGTTTTGAAACTATGCAGAAAGGGTTAAATACAGGTGATAAAAAAGTTATTAGTGATGCTTTTAAGTTGTACAACAAACATGAAAACCCTGAGAACCCCGCAGGGCCACTTATTACAAGTGAAGGGTTGACAACACGTAGAAAAAACGAAGAAAACCTTTTTAACACACCATACGTTATAAATAAACCTAAATCAAAGTACGATGAGTTTATGACAGATGAAAATTGAATCACAACTCCAAAAAGACTTTAGGTATTTTCTAACTGCTGTTTGGACACATTTAAACCTACCCGCCCCTACAAGGGCACAATTATGTATCGCTGAGTATCTACAACATGGCCCAAAAAGATTACAAATCCAAGCGTTTCG